AGCGTGAAAAAGATTGCCAAAGCTCAAATCCCTAGATTCGAGAACTTTGAAGGTTATGTTGAATATCGAATGAATGGAGGAATCTAAGATGACAGACAAAGAAAAGCAGATTGTCGCCAACAGCTCGAAGGCTTATGGCTACAACTACGCAAGTCTTGCTGATATTGCTCGTGCAGGGTTCAAGATTCCTAAAATGCGAGTCAAACCACTTATCAATCCTGTCACTGGCGAATGGATCAGAGATTATATCGAATACTACGATGAAGAACTCAAAGAATGGTCACTCGGCGCACCGATTGTCGTTCCTGAGATGAAAGGAAGCAATGAGGCACAGCGTGAAGGCTCAGCTATCACTTATGCCGCACGCTACACCACCGCTCGTTATTACGGAATCGCAACCGATGAAGATGAGAAAGTCGAGAAGCAAGCGCCAGCAAAGGCCGAGCCTAAGAGAATCAAAGGCGGCATGGACTTGGATGAAATCAAGACAAAGCTCAGCAATCTTAAGACACCAGATGAGATTCGAGCATTCTATGCGGAATATGTGAAAGTTCATGAATTATCAGATAAGCAGAAAGAACTTCTCACTAAAGTCTGCGAGGATCGCAAGAACAATCTAGACAAGAAATCATTCTTCAAGGCAAAAGTTGCCGAAGCGTTGAACAAAGATGAAGTTCCAGAGGAAGAACTTCCAACTGATGAAGAAATCGAGAATGTAGAGTAAAGAAACGGACTTAGGAGGTAAATATGTCCAGAGGCAAAAGGATCACAGAAGCCGAGTTCATGTATGCGAAGCTATCTGTCCAAAATGGCGAGAAAGTCGCAACTGTGGCCAAGAAACTAGGCCGAAGCGCCGACTATCTCAGAGAGATTATCAAGAAGCATGCTGATTATCAGTCATATCTGAAATCAGTATCAACTAGGACTCCAGTCCGCAAGACTGAGCCGGTTGTCACGAAGATTGAAGCATGGAAAACGACAAGAGTTCCATTCATCGGCAGAAGAATCGTCTATAAGCCAGAGAACGCTCGTGAGGGCAAGGAATACAACGCAATCGCTCGCTTATTGCCACTCCAACGCATGAGCTTGAAACGCAAGGCCGCACAATGGATCGCAATTATCGATGATATTGAAAGTCAGGAGGCGACTCATGGCAGGAACTAAGGCAGGTGGCAAGAAAGCCGCGCTCACTAACAAATTAAGGCATGGCGCTGACTTCTATGCTCAGATCGGCAAGAAAGGTGGCAAGAATGGTCACACAGGCGGATTCGCAAGCATGACACCAGAGCAAGTCAAAGCATGTGGCGCTAAAGGCGGCGCAATAAGCAAAAGAGGCAAATCGAAAGTAAATTTGGAGCAATAGAAAAGGGTGGTGCTTCGGTTATGTGCGGAGTCAAATCGAGCCAGTATGCGCCAGCCACCATCACTCTACTCAGAGGGGAGCAAACCTCGCTTAAGTTGTAAAGCTCCCCTCGCTCCTAGAAAGGGAATCACAATGAGAATGTTCGCAAATATGAAGAAGAAAAAGAACGCTGACAAAGTAATGGAACGAGCAGAAATGGCTTCCGCATTAGTTCGTGACTTGAGTAAGGCCGACAAAGACCGCCTGATCGCAGGCATGGAACTAGAATGGCAAGCTCAAGAAGCATTCCGCAAAGTCCGCACTCGTGATGAGAAAGCACTTGATGACATTGACAAGCTCGACCATTCGCTTGACTTGGTGGAGGACAAGTAATGCAGGAACTATTTGAGAACATGGATCGCCAATACAGAACACTCTGTCTAGCGTTTCAAGAATTTCAGCTCAGTTATCTAGAACTAAGGAATAAGGAACTTAAAAGAATCAAGAAAGAAGGTGATGATGAATAAGAAAGCAAAGAAGAACGGAATCAATTGGGAGAAAGTTCTTGTATATGGAATCACACTCGGATGGATGGCAAGCACAATTTATCTCTTGCTCATCATAGCGGCAACATTAACAGCATAGAAAGGATGTTATGAAGAACAAGTTTGAGAACGCATGGAACTACGCACTAGCTATCCTATTCGGAATCGCTGTCGGATTGCTATTCTGCGCAATCATTGACTATATTGCAACACCAAATTCACAACAGGTTGAAGAACCGGCCTGTGCAATCGAGCGCAACACCGTTGTCTATCCAGATGGCAACGATGAAGCAAAAATCACTAACGAATGCCTAGTCAGGGCAGGTCAATAGAAAGGACTAACATGGCAAAGAAAGTTCAAAATCAATCATCAGCATTCGGAATTGCTTCGCTTGTCTGCTCAATCGTAGCATGGCTCGCATTCGGAATCGTTCTCGCACCAGCTGCTATCGTTTTCGGTATTGTCGGCCTAGCAAGAGATGAAAAGAACAAAGGACTCGCAATCGCCGGTCTAGTTATCGGCTCAGTCGGATTCGTGGTCTTGATTTACAGCCTAGCAATCATTAGCGCCGCAAGCAGCGTTCTGTATTAGGAGGATATATGCCGCGCTACTACCGCAAATCACACCAGAAACAGCTTGAAACATCTATCCAGATTCGTGTCGCTCGCTATATTCGCACATACTATCCAGATGTCATATTCCATAGCGACACCGGCTCTGGTCTGAAGCTCACTGCTATCCAAGCAAACAAGCAAAGAGCGCTTCAAGGCGGCATGCGCGGCTATCCTGACATGATCATCTGCAAGCCAAGCACTAGATTTGACTGGCACACCACCAAATTCTGGCATCAGGATGAGAATATCAACAATGCAACGAAGCATGGACTATTCCTCGAACTAAAGCGAGAGGATTTGAAGCTCAAGAAGAAAGATGGATCGTGGAAGAACGAACACATCGAAGAACAGGCACATATTCTTCAGAAGTTGAGGGCTGAAGGATATGCGGCTGAATTCGCTGTGGGATACGAAGCGGCCATCTCTCTGATTGATGAATATTTTAACAAAAGGGAGGAGGTTTTCTGATGGGATCAGGAGGCAGACCAGTCGGCTCTACAAAGCCAAAGATAGAAGAATTCATGTTCGGCTACTCTAAAGGCCAGCTGGACATGGTGAAAAGTATCTACCAAGCCACATTCTATCTTATAAGCGATTGCAAGAGCCGAGAGATGAAGAAAATGCGTGACTTGCTACTAGATGAAATAACTAGAACCGAGAAGCAATACAGAAAAGACCTTGTGAATGTGCGAGCCGAGCAAGGATACCAACTAAGAAACAAATAGATTGATTGGGGTGCGGAGGTAAAATGGCCAGACCATACGATCGCTCGGATACTGAGATAAGATTCCGAGTTGTCGGCGAGATGAAGATTTATTTCATCAACTCGCAGACAGTGAAGATAGAACATCAAGACCAGATTCATGTTTTCGAGCAATGGTTCTATCATCCAACATACAGGAATTGGAGAAGATTCTGCGATGGTCTTAAGCGCTACAAGACACTCACAATCCCTAAAATCTACCAAATGGCTTACAAGTATGGGATAGAACATCAGCTTTCGCCATACGGTCTAAGACTACCAAAAGACAAGAAATTGATTGAAATCAAAGATAAAACAGAGGAGGTAATGTGAAAACTACAACACATCAAGTTGAATATAGAGCAATTTCAGAGCTGAATGAGCTAGAGGGCAATCCTAGAACCATCAAGAAAGATGATTTCGAGCGTCTTAAGAAGTCGCTTCAAGACAATCAGGACTATTTCGAGGCTCGACCAATCATCTTGAGCGATAGAACCGGCAAACTTGTCATCATCGCAGGCAATCAGCGCTACAAGGCCGCCAAAGCAATCGGGCTCACCGAAGTTCCGACTGTTTTGCTCTCTGGGCTATCTGAAGAACGCGAGAGAGAGATTGTGATTCGTGACAATGTCGAGAATGGTGAATGGGACATGGATATTCTTGCGAACGAGTGGGACACCACAGACCTCAAGGAATGGGGTGCAGAAATCAACTGGAACGAGCAAAATATTGCAGATAATGATGAGATTGAGCTTGATGAGCTATCAGATGAGATGGAACTCAAAATCAAGTTATCATCTGATGATTATAGAAAAGTTGTGGATGCCTTGAGAGATATTGATGAGAATCTCTCTGAGGCAATCAAGAAGGTATTGAATGTCTAAGCACATATTCAACTATCAGTGGTATCTCAAAGACGGATATGATGTCGAAGGTATTGAAAAGCACAATTCAAAAGTGTTCGGCACATTTGTTTGCGGTGGTGGCTCTGCTATGGGATACAAGCTCGCAGGCTACGACGATCTAGGCGGCGTTGAACTTGATCCAAAGGTTGCCGCTATCTTCAAAGAAAATCTCAATCCTAAATATCTCTATGTTGAGGACATTCGAGATTTCAACAAGCGTGAAGATTTGCCTGATGAGCTTTATGACTTAGACCTCCTAGATGGCTCTCCTCCATGCTCGACATTCTCGACAGCTGGCAAGCGTGAAGAAGGATGGAACAAGGCAAAGAAGTTCGCTGAAGGTCAGAAACTTCAAAGGCTTGATGATCTTGTCTTTGTCTATTGTGACACTATCAAGAAGCTGAAACCAAAAGTCTGCTTGCTTGAGAACGTGTCTGGACTTGTCAAAGGCAATGCCAGAGCTTATGCAAAGCAGATTATAGAAAAAATGACTGAAGCAGGCTATCGAACACAGCTGTTCTTGCTCAATGCTGCCAAGATGGGAGTTCCTCAAACCAGACAGCGCGTTTTCTTCATCGGACTTAGAAACGACTTCAATCTTCCAAAGCTCAAACTAGACTTCAACGAAGAACCTATCACATTTGGCGAATTCAGAGATCCTAAGGCAACAGAGAATCAACTCACAGAGAACGACTATTCCATTTGGAGAGAGAGAGAGAGAGGAGATATGTCCTTTGAAGATACTCTAATCCGAACCAAAGGGATCAGTGGAAAGTTCTTTACTCATCAATATATTAAGGAATACAACACTCCAAACACCATAGACACTAAGGCTTCTCAATATGACTATGAGTCGCCAAGAAAGCTCAATGTCAGAGAATTCACTCAAATCTCATCATTCCCACTAGATTACAAAGCACCAGAGAAGAAGAAAGTGTGGCTTTATGGAATGAGTGTTCCACCAGTCATGACAGCTCAGATTGCAAATCAAATCTGGATTCAATGGCTATCTAAAATCAAGGAGGCAAAATGAAATACAAAATCGGACAGAGAATGGTCAATTCATACATGATTTGTGATGAAGAAGAACTTGAGAGCCAAGAAGATGACGCTGAAATTGTATGCCTTGCACTTCTCAGCGATGGCTCATGGAAGTATGGAGTCCATAACGACAGCGATGAATACTCAGATGAAATTGAGCTTCTCACAGAAGAAGAACTAGAAGATGAATATATTATCAGGGAGGTGAAATGAACACAATCAACTGGGCAATAGCGGCTGTTCTATTCGGGATCTTCGCCGCATGGGTATGGCACACTAAATAGACAACAGGGGTGGATTATGGCATCAATTACAACAGCAACAAAGAAAATCACAGAGCTGATCTATCAGCCGACTAGATACAAAGTCATTCAAGGTGGCATGAGCGCAGGCAAGACCTATGCTATCCTTGAAATCTTGATTGGCTATGCAGAATCTTATCCTGATTCGCTCGTGACTATCGTGGGCATGACTTATCGCCATCTCGACAGAGGTGCAATGCGTGACTTCAAGAAAATCATGCAGGAACAGGGCAGATGGGACGGAGCGGCTTGGAATGGCTCGAAGATGATCTATCAATTCGTAAATGGCAGTCAGATTGAGTTTCTTGCGCTCGATAAGATGACATCTCGTGGTCTTAGACGTGATGTTCTCTATGTGAATGAGGCCAATGGTATCACTTACGAAACATTCAAACAGCTTGCAGACCGCACTCGTGATTTCTCAATCATCGACTATAATCCATCGGCTAAGTTCTGGGCTCATACGGAGCTTGTAGAGAAGAAGAAAGATGAAACTAGCTTCATTGTGCTTACTTACAAGGACAACGAGGCTCTGAGCGCTCAGGAGGTCAAGAACATTGAAGAAAACAGGCCGAAAGAGGGTGAAGAACCATCAAACTATTGGATTGTCTATGGTCTTGGGCAGATTGGATCGCTTGAGGGCAACATCTATTCCGGATGGGAAGAAGCAAGTGAAGATATTATCGAGAAAGGCCAATTGGTGCGTTATGGCCTAGACTTTGGCTTCGCTAACGACCAGACAGCACTTGTGGCGGTCTATAAGGAAGAAGATGGAAAGACTGGTCTGATTGAGAAGTATTATGAGAAAGGACTCTTGCCTAGTCAGTATGTGGAAATGCTCAGAGCTAATAATATAGATCCAGAAACCTTGATTGTGGCTGATTCTGCAAGGCCGGAAATTATCGCCGAAATTAAGGCCGCCGGATTCCGAATCATTCCATGCGAAAAGGGTGCAGGCTCTATCAAGCGTGGAATAGATAGAGTCCAAGAGCAACAGATTATCTATGCAGGCTCTAATCTGAAGCGTGAGTTCTATTCTTATCAGTGGAAGAAGCGTGCAGATGGCGAATCAACAGGCGAGCCACAAGATGGCAACGACCATATCCTCGATGCCATTAGATATGCAATAGATGATCTATATAGACCGAGATTTGATTTCTAACTACTAGAAACCTGCTCCCCTAACATAGTTTCTGAATGATGTTCTCGCTTCGAGATAAGCAATCAGGCCATAGAGAGCCAATAGACAGCCGACACCGCCGATAATGAGTCCAGTTGCGGCAATGCCTTTCTTCTTCTCGTTTGTAGCAATGCTGATGATGCCAAACACGATAGCTGTTGGCGCTAAGATAACTCCGTAGGCAGCCAAGCTCACTAGAGAACATATGAGCGAGATTAAGCCATAGATTGGTTCAGGATTTTCGATTTTCTTTGTCATGATTTACTCCTGTTCTTCCTCGACTGGTTTCATCCAAGATGTTGCATCACCATAGATTTGACGACCGGCGAATGTGATTGAATAGACCTTTGGATCGCCTTTAGTTCCGGCAATTAGACAGGTGATTTTGCCTTTCTCATCGAAGTATGATCCGGCGAATGAGGTTGAGAAGCCTTCGACATCATCCTTTGTCTTGCCGATTTCAAGTGTGGATGGCTTATCAAGAGCGTCTGGGACATAGTCATAGAGTGGGCTGTCTGAGCCAGCATTGAAGATGAAGTCTTTGCAGACTTTTGCCGCATTTTCTTTGGTGACAGGCTCAGCCTTTTCTTTCTCTTTGTTTGCATTAGCACCAATGATTCCGGCAATAATGAATACCATAATCACAGCTGTGCCAATTATGGCGAATTTCATCGCCTTGCTATCAACTTTGACTGCTTTGTCCATTTTGAAGATTCCTGTTTAATTACTCATATTATAACACAAAACAGAGAAGATTACTAGATTAGAGCTAGAATCAACCACCACTTAGCACTCACAATTTGAGCCAAGTAAAATAAGGAGATTCAATGGCTCTATCATTCCAACCGTTGGCAGATGTCCAATTCGGTGAAATCAAAGCAACACCAAAACTAACAACGGAGTTGAAGCTGAGAATTGCCAGACTCGGCGACTATTCCAAAACTGTGGAAGATTTCGAGAGCGCTTGCAAGACTCTCGCAAAAGCATTCCCTGAAGATAAGGAAGAAGTCGAGAAGTTCATGCTCGAAAATATGTCCATCATGGATTTGCAAGAACTTCAGGCATATCTAGTCGGCGGTGACAAGCTCGTGGCTCGCACTCAGGAGATTATGAAAGCTGAAACCGAGAAAGGCTTGAAATGAAGCGAATCTATTTAATCTATCAGGATTGTCCGCTCTGTGGCGCTCGCAAGGAATGGGGTGAAGCTCAGACCGAGATTGCGAACACTCATGGCTTCGAGATTGTGAAAATGAGTTTCGTGTCGCCAAAGGCCGCAGAATATATCAAAACCGCAGTCTATGAGAAGCATATCGGCAAATTGCCATTCTTCACAGATGGTGAGAAATATTCTCGTGATTTAGCTGATTTTGTGGAAAAAGAAGATAAACCAATCAAGAATACGAGAAAGAAGGCAAAGAATGTCAAGAATAAGTGATGCCTTAGACGCGCTTCGTGGTCGTGGCCGCAAGGATCAGGCTGAGCAGAAGGCTGTGATGAGCAATCACAGAGTTTCATCTGTCTGTTCTTCATACGAGAACATGTTCGCACAAGTCAGACCGCTCGTAGATGAAATGAAAACTGTCCGTCCATACGGTGTCGGCAATAATGGCGCACGACTTGCTCGCTCAAGGACTCCAGAACTCAATGTTCTCGATTCGCCTAACGACAAGATGGGATGGGCTGATTTCATGGATACAGCGCTTGTCATCTGGCTGACTGAATCTGAGGTGGATATTCAAGTCCATCGCCGACCAAATGGCTCTGTCTATGGATACACCATCTTGCCGGCTCGCTCGCTTCGCTATAACTCAGACGGCACAGCTTACTTTGAATATCAAGAAAGCTCATGGCACACAGAGAAGATTCCAGAAGATGAAGTCATGCGACTCCGCTACTCTCGCAATCCTTTCTATCTTGATTCAGGTATTTCACCAACCAGCTCTGTCGAGATTTGGGCGCAGATTGATGATTTAATTGCTCAGTATCAGAAAGCATTCTTCGAGAATGGCGCTGTGC